AAATCAGAAAAGTCTTCAATTACTTTGACATCATGACAGTTTGCCTTCATTAGTCTTTCCATAAATCTATCAAACTGATAGAGATCTTTTTTATTAACAACTACTACCTTTACAAATTTATTTGTATATTGTGTGACATCATGATTTTCATATGCTGTTTGTGTGTCATCATAAAATATTTTTTCATGCATTCTGAAAGGATTTAAAACTCTTGTTAGTTCTAAAGTTTCTGTATCAAATATATGAAATCCTTTTGGATCATTGTAATCATTCCAATAAATCTCATAAGGTGCTCCAAGATAATATATCTGACCATCATCTGATTTATGATGATAATGACCTGAAAACACTGATTGAAACTTTGAGAATAAACTTTTATCGATACCATGATCACTTTGTATTCCTTTGTACATTTGAAAACCTTTTATTTCTAGATGACCCATTACGATAGAAGCATCTGTAGAATCTATCATACCCTCAGTGTATATTTGATTCTGTGGTGTAATCCATGGTAAAAATAAAATATCTAGTCCACCTATATTGACTTCAGTTGGATCTTCATATATTTTAATTTTATTTGATCTACCATCAATTAGTTCTCTTAAAGAATTTACATCATTTGTATTTTTAAAAAAGATATCATGATTACCAACAAGACAATGAAAGTCTAACTTCAAATGATTTATAGGAAGCATAAATCTTTCTCTAAATTCTTTCGCAGTTTTAATAGATACATATTTTCTTCTATCCATTAAGTCACCTAAATGAATTACAGTTTTGATATCGTGTTGTTGTAAATAAGGAAAGAATATTCCCTCATAGAATTGTAACATATATTCTAGAAAAAAAGAATTATCATTTCTTGCACCAAAGTGCGAATCACATAATATAGCAACTTTCATTAATCTTCCATAAACTCCTCAAGACCAGACGGTTGTTGTGATTTTTCTTTTTCTTTTGTTTTGTAAACTGGTTCATCAGGTAACATGATAGTAGGATCAAAACCATGAATACTATAATTTGTTGAATCCATTGCCAAAGTATCATGTGTTCTATATTCTTCTTTCTCAATTATTTTATGTTTGATATGTGTTTGTTTTTTTTCTTTTTGAATACGTCTAATAAACGCAAAGTATATTATCTGAGTAAAATATGCAAAAGGATTATTAGATTTATTTGGATCAAAATTATATACGTATTGTAAACAATTTTCTATGCCATCTGATATCATCTCATCTCTATAAGTATAATTAATAAAGTTAGGTCTAAATGATAATCCATTTGCAATTTTCAAAAAACACTCGCCAACATAATCAGGTACAGGTGGCATGTTATCACCAACTGCATCAGCATCTTTACAATCCTTTTTAAACTTTTTCATTTCTTCTAAAAGTTTTTTATTATCTACATAATGTTGTGGATTTTTCTTAGTTCTGGCCATGTAATAATCTATCACTTTATGGGATAAATGTCAATCAAAAAAATTTTATTTACCCTTGACTTTATTTTTTAAACCTGTATAATCAGGCTTGTCCTGTATGAGTTAATGAAGTATCTTTTTCTTTACAGACTTTGAAGGTTCTAAACTTTCAAGGTATCTTCTAACTTCATCTTCATCATAATCTTCTCCTAAATCTTTTGCATCCCAATCATGAACTTTTAGTTCAGTTTTTACACCTTGATCTAGTTGTCTTCTATAAAATGTTTTCATACCTTCAGACGCAGACATTATTGTTGTGATTGAATCTTTTCTTACTTTGCATATCTTTTGTTCACTATAAGGATATAACCATCTTGATAATGTTAACGATTCAACAATACCTTTTCTTGTTACTCTTGGTACTGTATCCATTTTCATTGGGTTTTCGATAGATAGATAATCACCTGAATCTTTGATAACATCACAAATCACTTGATCACCTGAATTAAATTTTATTATTTGTTGTGTCATATGTTTACTGTGTTTATCCTATATGAGAAACTTTCCTCGTTGTATATATTTATTCTTTCTTCAAAATGTAATAATGTAAAGTTCTTCTTACCTTTGTATGATAGATCATCGCATATGTCATAAATTAAAACGGAATCTTTATTTGTGGACTTACGCAATCCACGGCCAATTGATTGTAACACACGTATTCTGCTTTTACTTGGACTTGCGAACACGATGTTATTAAGATTAGGAATATTAATACCAGTAGAGAAAGTACCATACGATGCAATGATGATTGAATTATTTGAATTGTTAACAAGTTCTCTAACCCTCTCTCTGTCTTCAGCACTTGTGCCTCCATGTACATAATGAGTATTATCACCTTTCATCATATCGTATAATACATTACCATGTTTTTCGACTAACTGAAATAGACATAGAGTGTTGCCTTTCAATCTTTTACATAAATTAATGATGAACGTATTTCTTTTATTGTGACTTACAAGAAAATTTATTTCTTCAGAATATTTATGATCTTTAATTTGTTTACTTTCATCTTCACCATATTTAAGCACGATACAGTTTGCATCTAATTTTGCCAATGTTTTTTTATCCATAAGTTCTTTTGTAGAAATAACTTTTTCTACCTTTCCAAATAAACCTTCCAAAACTAATCTATGTGTTTGTGTTCCGTCAAGTGTACCAGTAAAACCAAAACGATAAGGACAATCTTCTAATTTTTCCATGATGCTAGTAAGTGACTTTGCTTTAAACGTGTGTGCCTCATCACCAAAGATACATTGGTATTGTTCAAAATATTTTTTAGGAAGTTTGTAAAGCGATTGCCATGTAGATATAACTACAGGTTTATCTGTTTGTTTATCATAACCTGAATAAACTTTATGTATGTTATCATCATCCCAACCATATGATATAAAATCACTTGTCATTTGTTCCACAAGCGATGTCGTTGGAACTAATATTAATATTTTTTTATTCATCATTCTATAATAACGAACTAAACAATAGATGATAAAAGACTTACCTGATGCAGTTGGTGATAAAAATAATCTTCTTGATTTTTCAATCGCAGTGCATATTGCATCAAATTGATAATCTCTTGCTTCAAAAGGGATCTTCAAAGACTTAACAAATCCATTTACATCATTTACATTTATCGACTTTTTATCTTCTACATTTTCATGTAAAACATATTCTAGTTCATTATTTTTAAAAAAATCTTCAAGATATGAAAGTAATCCAACATAAATTTTATTTGTTTTTTGTGAGAATAATCTAATCTTACCATCCCACATTCTATTACGATATGCAGGCATGAATCTTGCACCAGGCACTTCAAACTCAAAGAACGAACTTAACTCTCTTGAAACATGTGGTTCACATTCTACCTGAAGGTAGACATCATTTAGTTTATGTACGAAGATCATACTTTTTTTAGTGCGATGAGATTGTTTTGTATTTTATGAACTAAGGCATATTCAAAGTCATATATCCATGAATCAACAAATTGATTTACTTCTTTTAAATCATAATCATGATACAAAATTAATCCGTCATCACTTACGTTTGACCAAAATGACATTGTATCTTTTCTTACTGCATCAAAATGATGATCACCATCAATCAATAATAATCCAAACTCTTTTCGCAATACTGTTTGATGTGAATCTGCTTGAATAAAATTTAATCTCTCTTGATAGTCTTGTGGAATATAATCATAATATTTTTCAAGTTTATTTCTCATATCGATTGACCAAACTTGTCTATCTGTATCCTTTGTGGCATCTAAAAATGCAAAAGTAGAACCACCCATACCTATCTCAAGTATGTCACCTTCAGTTTGTTCAACCATTTCATAGAGGAAGTCAACTTCCTCGTTTCTCATTTGTTGAACTTTACTAAACCATTCCGGCTTCGAACTTTTTCCACTCAATTGCATTTTTTATATCCCACCCTCTAGACTGAATTGATTTCAGAACATAATCAATATATTTTACAGTAGTTTCTAAATAAACTATTTTATTTTCTGCATCAATTATTTCTTTATCAGATTCTATGTAGATATGTAAATCATTTTTCAATACTTTGAGATCAAATGGTTTTGTGACATATATTTTTGCGTCTGCTTTTCCACCATAATATTCCCATTTTTCTTTATATAAAACTTTGTACTCACCTTTTGCTTTTGCAAGTAAAAAATCAAAGTTAGTTTTATAATCTATGAACTTTGCATATAGTTCTTGGTTTCTCAAAGACTCTGTATCTAAGTGATCTTTATCTACGGGTAATTGTTTGTAAACGATTTGTTTTAATTCATCTAAGGTCATAATAAGTATCCTAACATAATATTAACTAAAAGTCAATTATAATGTAATTATTTCGTAATATTTATATGTAAATTCTGATGTCGCTTTTATGTAAGTAACATCTGTTTCTTCTTGTGTAAATTCTAACGCAGACAATGTTGTTGGATATAAATCCTCAAATCTTACCTCAACTAACGGATTGTTTTTGTTTGATAAAATTGTAAGCGTTGCATCAGAAAACATTGGATTAGCAGGTGTTTGCAACTCGACTTTACCAATATCATTTGTCGTTCCACCTCTAGTTGTATTTGAAGTGTTTGATGTTGTACTTCTATGTGTTGCGAATTGTTGTCTTGACTTAGGAAATCCAATCGCTAATAACCAGTTATGTAATTCAATATAGTTTTCTAGATTCTCTGATACTTGGAAACCTATTGATAGATTATCAAAAGTAAGTTCGTCTCCTTGTACAGGTATTGGTTTGAAAGGTGTAGGAAATATAGTTTCACCAAGACTAATGCCAGGTAGATTGCAGTTTGTTACAAAGAATTCAACTTTAGGTAATTGTGTTATTGTAAACTTAAACTGTGTAGGACTAACATAGTCCATAGTCGTTGGTTGTCTTTTTACTGTTGTCATAATATTATTTAGTAGAAATAAAAAAGGGGGCCGAAGCCCCCTCTTAATTTTATGATAGTAAGATTACATTAAGTTTGCAACTTTAACTCTTCTGTAGTATTTGTTAGAGTTAGCATCGATAGAGATCGCACCATCTGTAGATGCAGCCACTTTTCCTGTGTGGAATGGGTTTGCAGCGATACCATATCTTGTCTTAAAGCCAATCTTTGGTTGGAATGTGTTCTCACCAACTGCTCTCACCATTTGTAGTGGAACATATGGGCAATAGAACATACCAGCATCATAAGGTGATGTACCTTTGTAACCAACAATGTAGTATTGTGATGCAGATACGTTTGCAGCATATGGATCTACATACACTCTGTATCTACCGTTTAATACACCAGCGAAAGTTGTTGATGTATCATCTACGTTTAAGTTAGTTGATAATGCAGGTGTGTAATCTAGAACACCAGCCATTTGTAAAGCAGAAGCAACGTCAGCAGATGTAATGATGATATTACCTTTACCTCTTCGTGTTTCTTGTCCGATTGCGTTTGCATCTCTTTCAAGACCGAAAAGAAGTCCTTTGAACTTTTCAACTGACCAACGACCGTTTGAGTCTGTGTCTAAGTCAAAGATACCTGCGTTTGTTGTGTTTACTTGAGCACCTTTTACAGCTGAGAAGTAGATGTTTCTGATCACTTCTCTGTTGATCTCTGTTAAGATTTCTGCTGATAAAATGTTAGCAAGCTCTGTCTCTGCATCTAAACCATGGATTGCTTTTAAGTCTTGTGCAAGTTCCATTGTGTATTCTGCTTTTAAAGCTCTTGATACGGCAGTCACAGTGTGCTTCTCGATTGAGAAAGCCATTTCTGCGAAAGCATCAGCGGTTGTATCACCTAATGCTTCAGCCTGTGCTGTTGTCATACCAGTAGCAGATGTGTAAGTTCCAGCAGGTGAATCGTTTAGAACAGCAGGGTTAGTACCTGACTGATCACCAGCACCTGTGTCGCCTGCAGCGTCTTGGTTTGATAGAAATGGAATTTCCTCGTCAAACAACGCTTGTGCGCCTGCTTGTGATTTTGCTCTTGCTCTCATTGCAAAGATAAGACCTGTTGGGCCAGTCATTGGCTGAACACCACAGACATCATACGCAATAAGATTTGGCATTGATTGTCTTACTAATGAAATTAGGATTGGGTCCCAATTGTCAATTGAAGAACCAGTTGCGTTTGTTGGTGCAGCTTCACCTAAGAACGCTCTGTCTTCTCTTAACGCTTTTTCTTGGTTTTCCAAGATGACAGTAGTAACAGCTCGTCTGTAGGCATCATCGATTTTTGGTAATTCGGGATGCTCAAGGACTGGCTGCCACTTCTCTTGTAAGTTTTTTGATTGAAACATTGTCTCTCCTCTTTTATATCTTACTATTTATTATTTCGCACTCTTGACTGTTCTGCCAATCGCAGACATATAGGCTGCAATTGAACTGTCTTCATTCAAGTCCTCTACAGCGGTGCCAGTTTCTACTTCATCATGTGTTTCGGTTTGAACCTTCTGTTTTGGGAAGTAGGATTCCTTAAGTGTGTTTAACTTTTCAGTATAAACTCCCTCTTCAGTGTATTCTACGTCTTGAGCAAGAGACTCAAATTTCTCAATTTCTGTGTCGGTTAAATCAGATGTTACATCTTTAATAACCTTTTCTTTTATTAGTGATCCGTTAGATTTCTTCGCATCAACAACTTCTTGAATTGTTTTTTCTAACTTCTCTTCTAACTTAGAAATTTTTTCAGCTTGTGCCTCAAGTACATCGTACTTTTCGTTTGGCACATCAATGTAATGATCTTCAAACAATGTTTTTAGACCTGAGATGAAATCTTCAGCGATTTCGCCTTTGAGACCACGCTCAAGAGCAAGTTCGTTTTCTTTCATCCACTCTTCAACCACATAGTTTAAGTAGTTGTCAACTTTGTTTGTTAGTGTTTCATGTACATCAGCAACTTCAGTTCTTAATTCTGACTGATACTCTTCTTCTAATCTTTTGATCTCTTCTCTGATCTTAGATTTTACAGCAGTTTCAAAAATTGTTGCAGCTTTAACTTTAAATTCTTCTGAAAGATTGCTATCAGATGATAGTAATGCGTCAACGTGTTCTTTAACGTTTACAGATGCTAGTCTTTCTTCTGTTTTTGCATCTTTCTCGTCATCGTTTGCATGACCCATTTCGGAATGATAAGCAGCATGGAGTTTTTCCATTTTGCCTTTTGACATTTTTTCCATTCCTTTCATCATCTCATGATACATCTCGTCTTTAGTCATGTTCATAGCACTCTTCATATATTGAGCATATAATTCAACCATGTCGTCTTTTTTCATTGACTTCATAGCCTTCATCATATCTTCTTTCATTTTGCCATGATCCATTTCTTTGTGCATACCTTCCATACCACTATCGTCTTCGCCCTCTTCTTTATCGTGAGCGCCAGCCTTTAGTTTTTCCTTGTCTTCATCGTCTTCGTGAGCACCTTCTTTATGGACTTTTTCCATTTTATGCATACCTTCTTTGTTTAAGTCATGCATACCTTCTTCTTTGTGCTTCTTTTCTTTGAGTTTTGGGGCAGGTTCAGGTTTTACTTCGCCTTTTTGTGCAGGGTCATTCGTAATCTCTTTACCAGATTTCCCAGCAGCGACAGAAGCGGCACCTACCTCGGCAGGTTTAGCACCTTTTTCTACGTTTGTTGCACCATCTTTTGGAGCTGCTACCATAGGTTCGGCAGGAGCAGCATTCTTTTTAGGAGCATCATGTGCGGCTTCCTCTAGTTCAGCCAAAACTTCCGCTTCTAATTCCTCAATGGTTTTGTCTAGTTCGTTAGCCATGGGGATGTTCTCCTTTTTTTATATTTATACATAATTATTTATAAATTAAAGCATTTTAAGAAACTTCGCAAACTCTAATGCTTGTTCCTTGTTTTGTCTTGCTCTAACTCTTTTTTCAATTCTTTCTTTCATTTCGTAAACTTGTGCTTCAACCAATGATCCGTGATCCCAAACCCACTCTTTACCTTCCATTATTCCCTCTACAAAGGCGGAAGGTGCCGATGGATCTGCCACGATATCACCTGCGGTTGCAAGTTTAAAATCATTTTTCACATAGTTTACACCACCTCTTTGGTCTAAACTCCCCATACCTCTTGATGAAACTCCTAATGTCGCACCTTCATCCATGAGTGATTTTACAATCTCACCCATAGGTGTTGACATTATCTTCGCTTCTCCTATAAAATTATCACCCTCTGGTTTTAGACTTGTAATCATATGTGATACTCTGTCTAAATTTACAGTTGGACCATCTGGGTGTCCAAGTTCACCAAACGCTCTGTTTTTTTGTATGAACTTAGAATCATAGTTCTTTACTTCTTTCATAAGAACTTCTCTCGGATATACTCTTCCGTTTCTGTTCTTTATATTAGATTGCATGAAGATACCTTTTATTTTGTAATCTTTTTTGCCGTCTTCTTTTTGTTCAATAATATAGTTTGATGTACTAAAATCATTCGCCTCTGTTATAAGTTTTACTGTATTCATTAGCTTAAGTTATCAAACCCCGAAGTCTTTCTAAATTTTAATATAATGAATCCTACTGATGCAGATCCATTTGTTAATAGTATGTCACCAGACACGCCAGAACCAGCATTATTAGGGATTGCTGGAAATCCAACTGCTGATGCATTATAATGACCACTACCATTTAGTGATAACGCAACAACGTCAGATGTTGCATCAAATAAAATATCAGTTTGTGATCCTACTGACCAACTACATGCTACTAATGATAGTCTAGGATCGGTAGATGCACCTGTTAAGGCAGAAGCATCTAGGATACTCGCAGCTGAATTTGTTGATGTTGTTGTGACTTTGATTACTGTTTCAAAGTCTGAATCTCTTAGTGTTTGTACTACTACTGCCATGTTTTCCTTACTTTAATATATCCATTGCTTCATTCTCAAAATAATCATATAACTTTTTTTCAGGTACACGATACCTTTTTGAGACATCAGATATAGTTTTCTCAAAATTATTTAGGAAATTTGAGCCCTTAGTATCAAGCTTTTTAAACAATTCGTCCACTGCTTTCTTCATTTTTGGCGCAAGTTTCCGATAAGATTTTGATTTTTTGTGTTCATCTTTCTCGAAAATTGATGAATATAATTCGTTAAATTTATGCATCTTCCTTTTCTTCAGGTTGAGTTTCACTTTGTGTTTCATCAGGTAAGTGATTCTTAACAAAACTTTGTGCTACTTCAACTTTTTTTGTCTCTATTGCATCTGCAACTTTGTTCTTCATTGTATCTTTGAACGCATCCTCAGCATCTAATGCTTTACTTTTTGCAAGTGCGTCAACTATATCTTTACTGCTCATTATCATCTCCTTCTGGTTCTTGAGGTTCTGGTTGTGTCTTTAATGGTTCATTTGTTATACCATCGTTATCACCGATATTGACTCCACCTTCATCTGGTGGATTGCCTGCCTCAATGTTTATTTGTTTTCTCATTTCCTCAATCTCGTAGTCTGTCATTTTAAGAATATTTTTTTGTACC